GCATATTCTAATTGTAATTCTGCTTCTTTAATTTTGTTGTCCAAATGTATTGAATTTAATTTCATATTTCCTAATTTATTTTATTATTTAACATTTTTTTAACACTTGAATGAGGAGACGAGTTTACTCGTTGGCTCGTGAAAGTTTGGCTTCTGCCTTTTTTAATCTTGTATAGTGTAATATTTTTCTTTTATTTATTTCGTATCTTTTTTTCTCTAGTGTTTCTGCATTTACTTCGTTGTCTCCATATCCTAGCCTTTTGTTTTTTGCTCTGTAAAAGTCCCTTAATTTTATATAGTTATCTTCGCTTTTACTTATGTCTGTTTTTTCTCCACATACCCATCTTTCTTCTTTATCTAATTTTTGCAACCATAGTTGTTCTTTTTGTTCTTCTGTATATATTTTATTTCTGTAATATATTGGTAGGTTTATTTTAAACCCTTGTCTAGTTGTATATGTTTCTATCGTTTCATTGTTATTATATTTATTTCTTTTACTATCGTATCTCTTCATATAGTTTTTACCTATTCCTGCGCTTGTTAGTATTTTGCTATTATAGTTTGGATGTTTTTCATCTGTTTTGTTTACATATTTTACAATATAGTTTATTGTTCTTTCGTTTACGTATCCTATGTCGTTTTTATCTAGTCTTTTTCCGTTGTTGTATTTACTGCATCCTATTGTGATTATTCCGTATTTCCAAATTTTACTTATTGTTTCATTGTCTATTTTTGTGAATATTATTCCATGTATATGGATGTTTTCTTGGTTGTTTCCTCCTATCTCTGTTATAAACCAATGTTTAACTGATTTTTTGTATTTTTTTCTCCATCTTTCTAGGAATCTTCTTGTACTTAGTGTTGCTATTTCATTATCTAAGTTGTAGTCTGTTACTCCAGTTATTTCCTCACTTAATTTTTTATATTCTTCATTACTATATGTTAGGGTAATGAATTTTCCCGTATTATCATGTCTTATCTCTTCGTGAAGTCTTACTTGCCATTGTCGGCTTTTTTGTTTTTTACATTCTATACATTTACCGCATCCTACGGGAACGTATAATGTTCTTTTATCGATAACGGCGGGAATATCCCCGCCGTTTTTTTTATTCGCTTTATATTTGCGATTTTCTATTAATTTTGGATATAGACACATTTATTTTAATTTGTGTGTTTGTTTATCTTCTTGCCCTGCTTCTCCGTATAGGTAGTTGATTAATTTTGTTAGTTCACCTCCTGCTACTTTGTCAATTCCTTGAAATGTTGCATTTGTATTTGCATTGAATTTACTTATTTTGATATCTTCTTCCATTTTTTTGATTGTTGCTTGATTTACGTCTATTCCGCTTTTCATTACTGCTAGTTTAAATGCTTCGTTTAACGTTTCAGCTTTGTATTTTTCTATTTGTGATTTTTTTGTTTGTTCTGTTACGTTTGCGTTTGTTAGTGCTATTCTTGCTTCACTTTGTGCTTTATCATAGTTTGCTTTTAGTCCCATTACTGCCTCATCAAAAGTCATTTGCCCTAAATTACTTTGTATTTCTGCATTTTTTGCATTAAATGTTTTTAATGCTGTATCAGCTGCTGTATTTGCTAAATTTGCTTCTCCTGTTGGGTTTTTTCCTTCTTTTACGTCTGCGTCAGCGTTTAAGTTTCTTGCTTGTGCTTTTGCTACTTCTGTTTGTGCTGCTAAGTTTGCCATTTGCATTGCCATGCCACTTGCTACTCCTGCTTGTGCTGGTGTTCCTCCGCTTGCACTACCACCGCTTCCACTTGACACTGTCATACCTCCTCCGCCTTGTCCTCCGTACATTAGTCCTACGTTTAGTCCTGCTTTTTCCATTTGTTTTCTTTGTGCATCGTAATTGGTATTTTCCCAATTTTCTTGTTGTATTTTTTGCATTTGTTTATTCAATTCCATTTGATTGGCTTTTTGAATATCCATCAGTCTTTCTTGTTGTTGGTTTTGTTGTTCTTTTTCGAACATTCCCAACATTCCTCCTAGCATTCCCATGCCTAATTGTTCTGCTCCCATTTTTTTCGCGCTTTTTTAAAGCGGTACTTTGTCTCTTGTTATATAAGAACACATGCGTACCGCTATGTTAAATTTTTTTATTTATCAGTTCCGTTGCCTTGTGTTGGCTCAGCTCCGCTGTCTTCTTTTACTACTTGCATTTTTGCTTTATTGTCTCTTTTTGCTTGTACGCTTTTTGCTACATAGTCCATTGCATCTATTGCTATTTCGAATCTATCTGTTCTAATATCATAACCTGCTTGCACCCCGTCTTTTCTATCTGTGTAGATTAGTGGTGCTCCGTCTTTTATTGGTTCTTTATTAGTTGTTATTCTTTCAATTTTTTGTTCTAGAGTTTCTCCTTCAATACTATTATTTACTTGAAATCCTCCTTTTGAGTATTTTGGTGTTTTATACATTTTTTTAGTTTTTATAAGGGGGATTTCTCCCCCTTTTGTTATTATAAATTAGGCATTAATTTAGCTGACATTTTACGTCTTGCTGTAATGTTTACTCCGATTTGCGCCCAGAAATTTTGTGCATCTAGTCTTGCATCTGCAAAGATGTGATTAAATTTGTTTGGGCGCAAATCGGAGTAAACATTACAGCAAGACGTAAAATGTCAGCTAAATTAATGCCTAATTTATAATAACAAAAGGGGGAGAAATCCCCCTTATAAAAACTAAAAAAATGTATAAAACACCAAAATACTCAAAAGGAGGATTTCAAGTAAATAATAGTATTGAAGGAGAAACTCTAGAACAAAAAATTGAAAGAATAACAACTAATAAAGAACCAATAAAAGACGGAGCACCACTAATCTACACAGATAGAAAAGACGGGGTGCAAGCAGGTTATGATATTAGAACAGATAGATTCGAAATAGCAATAGATGCAATGGACTATGTAGCAAAAAGCGTACAAGCAAAAAGAGACAATAAAGCAAAAATGCAAGTAGTAAAAGAAGACAGCGGAGCTGAGCCAACACAAGGCAACGGAACTGATAAATAAAAAAATTTAACATAGCGGTACGCATGTGTTCTTATATAACAAGAGACAAAGTACCGCTTTAAAAAAGCGCGAAAAAAATGGGAGCAGAACAATTAGGCATGGGAATGCTAGGAGGAATGTTGGGAATGTTCGAAAAAGAACAACAAAACCAACAACAAGAAAGACTGATGGATATTCAAAAAGCCAATCAAATGGAATTGAATAAACAAATGCAAAAAATACAACAAGAAAATTGGGAAAATACCAATTACGATGCACAAAGAAAACAAATGGAAAAAGCAGGACTAAACGTAGGACTAATGTACGGAGGACAAGGCGGAGGAGGTATGACAGTGTCAAGTGGAAGCGGTGGTAGTGCAAGCGGAGGAACACCAGCACAAGCAGGAGTAGCAAGTGGCATGGCAATGCAAATGGCAAACTTAGCAGCACAAACAGAAGTAGCAAAAGCACAAGCAAGAAACTTAAACGCTGACGCAGACGTAAAAGAAGGAAAAAACCCAACAGGAGAAGCAAATTTAGCAAATACAGCAGCTGATACAGCATTAAAAACATTTAATGCAAAAAATGCAGAAATACAAAGTAATTTAGGGCAAATGACTTTTGATGAGGCAGTAATGGGACTAAAAGCAAACTATGATAAAGCACAAAGTGAAGCAAGAATAGCACTAACAAACGCAAACGTAACAGAACAAACAAAAAAATCACAAATAGAAAAATACAAAGCTGAAACGTTAAACGAAGCATTTAAACTAGCAGTAATGAAAAGCGGAATAGACGTAAATCAAGCAACAATCAAAAAAATGGAAGAAGATATCAAAATAAGTAAATTCAATGCAAATACAAATGCAACATTTCAAGGAATTGACAAAGTAGCAGGAGGTGAACTAACAAAATTAATCAACTACCTATACGGAGAAGCAGGGCAAGAAGATAAACAAACACACAAATTAAAATAAATGTGTCTATATCCAAAATTAATAGAAAATCGCAAATATAAAGCGAATAAAAAAAACGGCGGGGATATTCCCGCCGTTATCGATAAAAGAACATTATACGTTCCCGTAGGATGCGGTAAATGTATAGAATGTAAAAAACAAAAAAGCCGACAATGGCAAGTAAGACTTCACGAAGAGATAAGACATGATAATACGGGAAAATTCATTACCCTAACATATAGTAATGAAGAATATAAAAAATTAAGTGAGGAAATAACTGGAGTAACAGACTACAACTTAGATAATGAAATAGCAACACTAAGTACAAGAAGATTCCTAGAAAGATGGAGAAAAAAATACAAAAAATCAGTTAAACATTGGTTTATAACAGAGATAGGAGGAAACAACCAAGAAAACATCCATATACATGGAATAATATTCACAAAAATAGACAATGAAACAATAAGTAAAATTTGGAAATACGGAATAATCACAATAGGATGCAGTAAATACAACAACGGAAAAAGACTAGATAAAAACGACATAGGATACGTAAACGAAAGAACAATAAACTATATTGTAAAATATGTAAACAAAACAGATGAAAAACATCCAAACTATAATAGCAAAATACTAACAAGCGCAGGAATAGGTAAAAACTATATGAAGAGATACGATAGTAAAAGAAATAAATATAATAACAATGAAACGATAGAAACATATACAACTAGACAAGGGTTTAAAATAAACCTACCAATATATTACAGAAATAAAATATATACAGAAGAACAAAAAGAACAACTATGGTTGCAAAAATTAGATAAAGAAGAAAGATGGGTATGTGGAGAAAAAACAGACATAAGTAAAAGCGAAGATAACTATATAAAATTAAGGGACTTTTACAGAGCAAAAAACAAAAGGCTAGGATATGGAGACAACGAAGTAAATGCAGAAACACTAGAGAAAAAAAGATACGAAATAAATAAAAGAAAAATATTACACTATACAAGATTAAAAAAGGCAGAAGCCAAACTTTCACGAGCCAACGAGTAAACTCGTCTCCTCATTCAAGTGTTAAAAAAATGTTAAATAATAAAATAAATTAGGAAATATGAAATTAAATTCAATACATTTGGACAACAAAATTAAAGAAGCAGAATTACAATTAGAATATGC